GTTGTGCCATACAAACTCCAATTTTCAAGACCACTCTTTTAGTGGGGTTTTCTGTCTTTCGGGCAAACACTGTGCAAAGGGATGGAAACCTCATTTTTAGGTCGATTGCAGGCTTCATACGCGTGCACAGCATGTAGCATTGACTGGGTTCCAATGATCTCGAGCAACCCTTGCTTATCAATGGATTGAAACTTTGAGCGTGCAATCCTTCACATCGATCCACAGGATGACGACGTCCATCGGAGAGGGAAATTCAATCTCTGCATTAGTGTTAGGCTCAACCCACATCAGGCTGAACTCCATACCGCAGTAGCGATGCAAGGCAGAGGCAAGCCGCTCAGTAAGAGGGTCAACCTCGAGCTTGTAATTCTCCTTAATGAACTCCATAGCGAAGGTCAGCATGGCTTGGTGGTCGGGGACCAACCCGAACACTCTCACCGCTGCGGCTACCCCTAACACTTGCATCTCAATCTCCTCTCGTCTTCATACGAATAATTTACAGTTCGGATTTGCAATTTCATTATTGAATTCACCCAAGGAGTAAATGATGGCACAACCAATTGTGACACTTGCCAAAGCACCTGAAGCTGGCCTAGTGTTGTCCGTGATAGCGGAAGGATCCATGAACAAGATCCGCCGCAACCTCGGCAACTATCGGGCTCTGTACTTGAAAGACGGAGCATCCATCGTCAACAAGATCATCTACCTGATGCCTGAGCAGACGGTCAACTGCGACACCGAACAATGGCTCGGTGGTATGCTGCACACCAACGTGCCAATCATCTTCCAAGGTAGCAAGGACGGGAAAGTAACAACGATCAACGTCAAGTCGCTGCTGGTGGTAGATGACACCTATGATTACTTCTCGATCACAGCAACCGAAGTCAAGGGCGGAGACACCGCCAAGGTGCAACTGAACTACTGTGCCGTTCCTCCGCAGGATAACTCGATCCTGTTTGAAGACGACGTGCCAATCCAAACCACTCCGTAAGAAAGGTTGAGCTATGAACAAGGACCAAAGACACATCATGGGGATGACCCCAGTAGCAGTTGCAGACCTCAAGGGTGACGAGTGGGTGCCTATCGTCAGCCCGTCGGGTACTCCGAAGAACCAGAGGGTTCCGTTAGCGGCACTCGTCGGAGGTGGCGGAGGTGGGAGTAGTGCGTCAAGCCCACTGATCCAACAGCTTCTCACTAGTGACGCCTTCTTCGACACGAATAGCTTCTACGTCGACTACTGGATCGGAGAGGCTACAGAGACTATATGCCTCTCGCCGGATGTGAAGTGGGTATACGACTCGACGGTTGCCACCTCTGGTTACTTCCAGATAGACAAGCCCGGCGTGTTTGAAATGGAAATCACAGCGGAGACTAACTACACCGACTACTACGGCGACATAGCAAAGCTCCCCTACATGCTGAGTACCGTGATGGGGCTCTCAGCGTTAAGTGCAGCAGAAACATTTGTTGCGATCTGTGGCACTCATATGATGGCCGCAGGTGAAGTGGAAAATATCCACAGGCTCTACAGTAACTGGCCGGGCGCTATGGGTGATACCCTTGCAGGAACTCGGGATCGATGGACGGACAAGTTCATCGTTAAGGCCACCCCATCGACGCTTAATGGACCCACACAACTCAAGCCATACTTCCACGGCTTCGGCAGTACGGATGATCCAAACTCCTATTCAGGCAACGGCCCGTTCGCTAATCGCATTTCCGTCGAACTGGTGGTGAAGGTTACGCGCTTAGGCGACACGCTATGACACTCAGGATCATCACTAGGACTAGGGGTTCAGGTGCGGCGCCGTGGATTCATTCTGCGTTGGAGTCTATCCGCCTGTATTCGCCGGTCGGGGCCACTTCTGTTATCGTGGAGTGCGTCGACGCAGCTGCTGCATTCCGACAAGCGTGGGAACAAGTGCGCAAGTCTGAGTTTGTGGCCTTCGTAGACGATGACGACTTGGTCATCAACGATAGTCTAAACAAATGCCTTGACGTTATGTTGAGCACTGAGGATTGCGGTTTGGTCTTCACGGACGATCAGCGGATCGACGAACAGGGAAAACCCTGTGATCGTTCAGTGCCCCGCAGAAGAGTTACGTACCAAGACATAATGAACGGGCCGAGAGCAGCACATCACGTAGCGGTGATCCGAACGTCTGCGGTGCCGGCGACTCTATGGGAGGATTGCACGAGTAAGGGTTGTATAGACTGGATGATCAAAGCGTCCGCTGCACTGTCGCAGGGTGCGATCTATCTTCCTATCTTTGGCTACCAGTGGAGGCAGCATGGAGGGGCGATGCATTTGCAGATACAGGTAACAGAAATGCAAGCCCACCAAGAAGTGCTGTTGAAGCACTGCAAGGTGAACTTGCGATCTGAAGTGCCTAAGCAATAAAGAAGGCAGCAAGCTGAAACAGCTCTCCGGAAGTTACCTCAGTCACCTGAGTGTAGCTTTCGGAAGCTTGATACACCAACGCATGACCGACCGGCAGATCAACCATCTCCCGATGGCCTGACTCTGAATCGATGAAAGCAAACTTCCCTCCATCACAGTCACTCGATAAGTTCATCACCACTGTAAGCTTGACTTCTGAGTCAGCCGTGTGCACGAGATCATCTCCGTGCAGTGGTTTATCGACGTGTGGCCCAAGCCTATCCCCCATTGAGTAGTGCAAGAAGTTCACACCGGACCCTGCAAGTGTTGACCAGTGATAGTCAAGAGACCATCCCGCCTCTTGCACAGCCCTGTCTGCGATCTCCCGCACAGTAGGGATAATGAAGGAGTCGTCTTTCAGAGTGATGCCCGGATAGCCAAGGCCTTTCGGCCTTTCGTTCTGCGGTTCAAGTTGACAGACCTGTAGCAAAGCCACGAGGTCTGCCTCCGGTATGTTTGACGGTACTACAATGTGCTCGTTCATTCCTGCGCTCCTTAGAAAACGATCTTGACTTCGCCATCGCCGCCCTTGCCACCAGCCGCGCCACCTGTCCAACCCCCTGACGAACCGCCACCGCCACCGCCCTTGCGTCCTGCGTAGCCAGAGATGCCAGCACCTGAGTCAGCACCTGCACCGCCTAGCTGACCTGCATCGCCACCCCCACCACCACCACCTCCGCAATAACCGCCGGCACTGTCGACGCCCTTGGCACCTGCATTGTTTCCTGTGGCTGCTGTCCCGTCTACGTGAATTCCACCAGCTGGGCCTGAACCTCCACGCGAACCACGACCACCAGTGCCACCTGAAGGATCTATACCGAGGCCACCTTCTGAGTACCCTGGATCAGTTCCGCAACAGAAGCTGTAGGCACCTTGACCACCCAAGCCTCCGGGAACGGAAGTATTGAAGGCCTGAGTACTCTCGCCAGTAACCCCAGTGTTCGCTAAACCAGCTGCTACACTAAGGCCACCCGTGCCGCCCTTGCCGACCACGATAGTCTTCGGGACACCTGCCAGCAGTTCGATATTGGCAAGGGCTCGATGACCACCTGCTCCGCCACCTCCACCAGCACCACCCCATGCGTAGTTGCTGTTGCCCGACGGAACTGCAGCACCGCCACCACCGCCACCACCAGCGCCGATCAAGTCAGACGCACCGACTGTCGTGTTAGGTGGCACGAAGGAGAACGTACCCGCGGTTGCGTAAGTGACTGTCGATTTGCGTGTGATCGAGTCGTAGATGAAGCTTGTCGATCCGGGGAACATTGCCTGAGTCGGAACAACCCATGCCAGCTCTGACGAATACGCCCACGGTACTTGCACGGTAGTACGCAGACCGAACGAATCTCGGATCTCGCACTGAACAACACCCTGAGCAATACCGCCATTGGCCAACTGTGCCCGTACTGAAACGGTTGCTTTGGTTGGATCGTCGAAAGTAGCCAGACCAGATACGTTCGACCAGTAGTAGACGTAGGGAGCATTGCCCTCCGCAAGTGCAGTGACGCTTGCCGCTGCTTCGCCTCCGCCGTTGATCGAAGCTGTGAGGTTCGCCACGGACACTGTAGCACTCAACGGCTGTACTGCATTGGCAATGATCTGTCGCAGGTTCGACCACAAGCTGAAAGCTGTACCGATCGCGGGATCATTGATGTGAATCCCGACAGTTGAACCCGACCCCGGAATCGAAGGCAACGGATCAGGATTCAGAAGTAGCCGGACAGTGTTGACTGGAGTACCGATATGCTGGATCGAAGCAACTGATCGGAAGTATCCTTCCGCAGTCTCAACGACGAAGCTTTTGCTCTCGACTGGATACGGGGACAGGTAGGCTTCAGTGTAAGGCCACTGCTCAATCGGGAAATCAAGCCACGTACTTGACGCATTGCCGATAACGAAATTTCCCAACAGATAAAACGTACCTGCAGGTGTCCATTTGGTATTCGAGCTCTGCACCAACAGCGTACCGTTACCGTTACCGTCAAGCTCTTGCACGACTACCAAAGGGATGTCCGGATTCGCGGCCATCTCAGGTGGCACAACTTCCGTCCACGCAGCCACTTGCAGTACGGACTGTTGCGACCCTTCGGCGCTCACTATCTGAAACACCGCCACAGACTGCTCGAGTTGAAGCAAGCAGTTGAAGCTGTAAGTCAGCGAGAGGTTGGTGCCGAGGCTTGAGTACTTGCTCTGAGGTTTGTCAAACGTAGCCTTGGCAAACATCGTACCGTCTTCGAGGTACAAAGCGACTTCACCGAAATCGAACGGACCCGCATCAGGTGGCAGCTTGCACACCAGATTGATGATGTTGTTGCCGATATACGAATAGCTCGAGACTGCACCTTCGTACAGCATGTCGCCTGACAGGGACTCTTGTTCCTTTGTCACTTCGTAGCCGTACGCAGAACCAATGGCAAACCCTTTGATGTTGATGAATGGGCCAGTAGGAGTAGCACGAGATGCTACGGCCAAGCCCTTGCTGGAGATAATTAAAAGTGGTGTCGACGCCATGATGATTCCTAGAGAGGAAGGTTGGATGAAACATTCAGGGGACGCCGTTGAGCATCCCTCGTAAGCCCGTAGATGTAGTTGCCAATACCGTAGCTTGCCACGCCAGTCGGGAACGACGCAAGAGACGCACTACCTGATACTGCATCAGTCATCGATTGCGTCAGAGTCCATTGCAACTCCAGCATTGCTGAGCTGGGTGTAGGACCAGTAGACGTAGGCACCAAAGAGTAATTCTCGTTCTTGGTATCGCCAGAAGGCATGTCAGGCAAGAGCTTGATGAAGAAGGGACGATTGGCTAGGGCTACGCTGCCCGCACCAGCTGAAGCCAACTGAGCATTCCGCACAAGGAACTTCGAGGCATAGCCGCGCAGGATACCCTTACTGCGACTCTTGACACCCATGAAGCCGAAGTTCGAATCGTCACTGAGCTTGTTGATGATGACACCGTCGACAGTGAGTTCCGAATCGATACACTGGAACATGTCGGAGTACACCGAGTACGCGGAAGTCTGCAATCCCGTGGTTGACGGGGTGGCCGGGATGTCGAACTGCACACCGTAGCTTCTGAACGTCGAGTCCTTGAGGACGATGCTGCGCATGTACCAGCAGTTGGTAACGTTGTCCTGCTGAACGTCAGAGATCACCACCGGTCGATCCAAGTTGGCCTGATACTGACTGTGCAGCAAGCTACCGGCAAGCAGGACATTGTATGTACCATACGTGGGCTCGTCGTAAAGAGACAAGGTCACGTCGACATTCGACAACACTCGACGCTGGCTCAGAGAGAAGGTCGACCCCGACTTTAGCAGGATGGTAACCTGCTTGGGCTTATACGTCTCAATGAGACTGAGAGCGAAGTCAAGGGTCTTACAAGTGAGCGTTAGGTAACCTAAGCCCTCGGAGGCGTAGACATCTTCGCCGATGAACGGATCAACCTTAATCGTAGGAGGCATCGGATAGTCCCCGTAGTACAAGCCATCAGAGTTCAGCTTGAGCTTGTTTGCTACGAAGGCTGACACCGGGACGACGCGAGGATCGATAACTTCCGAACCTGGCACCAAGGGTCGGTGCTGCCGGGCTGCTTCGTCGTAACCGACAACTGGAATCTTAGTAGTCATTGCTGCGCTTCCTTTTCAAAATGAAACTTACCAATATGGAACCCACACGTTCGGGTAGAGTTCGTATAGTCCTTGTGGGCTCGTGATCGGTATAGGCGATACTCCAAAATAGGTTCGTGGGTGAACCCCTTCCATGAAGGCTACTAGGCCTATGAACTCCGGGGCATACGCATCGACTGGAGTCAGCGCGTCAACCATACAACCGGCATTCACGATAGGAACGTCGTTGACGTCCGTCACTAGGAACTCGTAGATGAATGAGTCCGTCGTAGCCAATGCCGTGCGGCTCATGTATCCTGGGATCCGTGCTGGCGACCTGTTGCTACCCGGCACCTTAACCCACACCAAGTTGTCACCGCAGAGAACCTTACCTTCACCGAAGCATTTCGTCGGCAAGCTATGAGCAAATGCAGAAGCCTGATAGGCTTTGCCGTAGACGGGTAGCTTCTTCCCATCGTGCGTCTTGATCCAACCCGAAGGCTGTCCAAGGAAGTACGACACCTGCGGTCCTACTGTAGAGTAGAACAGCGTGGACACCCAGTCGAAAGTATTCATGGGTGGTGGATCTGCACCGAACGAATCCTTGTTGCTGATGACTAGTGCGTTCTCACATAGCAGAGCAACTGCCACTATGTCGGCAGTGGTCGACTCATAGGTGGGAACAATAGGAATGTCAAAGACTTGCTCGATGCTCTGCAAGACCAGATTGTAGTTGGCAACGTCGTCGAAGAACTTCGTCAAGACCTGAGGTTCCATCTCGAGGTTGCCTTTGACTGTCAGGGACACGTGTGTCGTTGGATACCAAGTTCCTCCATCCCATAGAGGGATGCCAATACGAGCATCGCCCTCAGGTACGAAAGTGTCGTAGTCCTCTGTCCAGAGCTTCACTAGAGTGAAGTCCTGACTCAAACAGAAGTTGAGGAAATCGATGGCTGCGTACTTCCCCTTCTCCAGCCAGTACTGCCCAACGAAGCGGGACAACGCTAAGTACGCAGACTCAGTGATCACACCTGAGTTGGAGAGCTTCATGCCGAGAAGGTTGACCTGCTTGATAAGCAAGGGCTTCTCGGGGATGCCCCAATCTTCAAAGGCGACCATCGCTTGCGCTTCGATCTTTGCTTCCACGTCTGGGCTGTCAACCCACATGTTGCGAATGTTGTGGAAGGCATCAAGCTTGGCATCAACGAGTTCACCAAAGACTTCATCTATCGCGTTCGTGTAACCGACGAAGTATGGATTGATTGCCAAGTAAGGTGGGAGCAGTATAGACTTGGGCAGGCTGTAACCCAAGCGACTGTTCAGTGCAGGACTGCTTGTAGGGAGATCAAGTGTGTAAATCATAACTCAACCCAAGTTGATTTTCTGTTGGCGATCAGAGAACTGCACGGTGACAGAAAGATCGCGCAACGAATTGTACCGCACAGGTGTATCGGCAAGCTGGTTTGGAGGATCGCCTGTGGGGTCGACCGTACCATTGTCTGACCAGAAAAGCGTACCTGCTGGAATGGTTGCCAACAGTCCGATGCTCCCGGCCTTGCGACCATAGATCTTGTAGGCCGCTGCCGATTTGTTCTCCGGCCAAGAGATATTGATCGCAGCATTCAAGCCGCTGACAACTTGAGGGAATACCCAATGTGCTGGTGGGCCCTCTTCGCCCGACTCCGTCACTGTTGATATTCCGTAAGCGTACACCAAAGGACTCAGGATACCAGCACCGGGGATTACAGTAGCTGTCGGCTGTGGGCTCTCAGGAGCAGTAACGATCATGCTACCGGCAGGACTGAGAACCTTGACGTAGGAGATCTCACCCGGGGCTGCGGCAAAGCAGGCCTCTACGAGATCTGACTCATGGAAGTTCGTCATCAGCAAGCCAGGCTGGGCAGAGAACAGGTTCTTGAGACCTGCACGTACCTTGCTCTCGACCTCGCTAGGGATCGCAGTGTTGAAACAATACACAGCTACAGACACGTCCCGACCGATCGGGATTGGGTCTTGCCAGATGAAGTAGGGTGCATACATCGACACTTCCTGACAGAACTTGCAGAAATCACGCTTCTGTTCTGCTGTCCACGGGCTGGTAGTCAAGGCAGCTACACGAATGACGTTCATCCATTTCACGTCGCGAGGATTGAGTTCCCGTTGCGCTTGCGTGATAGCGTCCACGATGCCGGGATACAGATTCACGATGGCCTTGTACTGTGGCTTCGTTACTGCGGAGGAGTACGTACCGAACGCACCTGACTCGACGTTCTTGTAAGCTAGGGTGCTTTTCTCATCGGCGCCTCCAGTTGGGTTGGCGTAAGCGACACCTGAAATGTCCGGATAGCCTGTTACGATCAGCCGCTTGTTGAAAGTTACTAAGGAGTCGCCATTACCGCCCTTGGTAAGCACATAGATCACGGTGACCAAGTCATTGACTGACGGCTTCGTTCCGTACTTGCCGGAACCAAACTGAATCATCAGGCGCCCGTCGGAGTGCGTCAGGTCTGAGTAGGCCGGAAGGTTCTCGTAGTTCCACAGGCCGCCGTATGCCTTCGGCAGGATGTTGGAGTTGAGCATAACGACCACATCGTGATCGCTGACTGCAAACGCATCTTCGACAGACACGAAGGCTTGAAGGTCGGAGCCTAAACCGGACACTTGGTATGCTTTGACCTCACCCTCATACACAGGGGTATCCAAGGGTACGTTGGCTTCAAGAGTCAACACGTCCCGATTGAAACACAAGTAGCCACCGATGTTGATCTGTGTGTAAGGTGACAGCGTTACGTCGACAGGAGAAGTCATCGTGACTGGAACGGAGGCTGGGAGCTTACGGGTCAAGCGGATGCCCTGCATGACTGCAATAGCACGAATGGCTCCGTCAGACTGCACGGTGTCCGGAAACGAATCTTCGAAGTAGCGAAGGAGCTTTGCGTTGTTGAACGTACCGATGGTCGAGATCAACTGGATCAAAGCCGTAGAGGTCTGCGTGGTAAGTGTGCCTCGCCACGTGGCATCGTTGGAAAGCTTTGCCTGAAACTGAGTTACGAATTGATCGAAGTCGACAGTTGCGTCGGACAATGCGAATGGTGACTGAGACATTACTGACCCCTTAAACGACGGCTAGATGAAACTGAATTGATTGCGGGCTGGTATCTGATCCCTGCAACATGCGGAAGGCGATGCGCACTACATAGCCCGGTATATTCAAATCTGGTTTGATGAACGTGTTCGCCTGATCGAGCTGGATGCGAGGCTCCCAAGTAGCGATGGCTTGCACCATGCACATCCGCATCGACTCTGCAGTACTATCAGAGATAGGCTCTTGCAGGAACTGGTACCAGAAGGAACCATACAGAGGCTCGAAGGTTCTGGAGCGCCCACCGATAGGGCAATTGAAAAGGTTGAACAGCCCTGACACCTTAACTGCAGTGGCATCAGGGATTCTGTCAGGCAGTGCGTTCATGCCTATCAACGAATTTACATCAATCCAAACGGCACCCTGTAACGAATCCATAACTAATCCTTAGTGAGTACTAACTACCAAGTGACGCAAGGTACTCGTCGTTGGCCTTTTGGTAACGGGCTTTAGCAACCTTGTATTCTTCAGTCTTGGCGTTCCAAGTATTGAACTCCTCTGAGGTGCTAAACTCTAGGCGCAATGTTCGGTATGCCTCTTTCTCAGCTTCCGTCGCATTAGGCGCATTAGCTGCTTCTTTAATTGCCTTGTAGTTACGCGCAGCTTGCCACGCCTCTGCCTTCTTCATCAGGGCAACGCATTCTTCCCCCTTTGCCTTCATGTCGTCTCGGGCTGCTTGACACTCAGCTTTCAGGGCGTCTGTGTTTGCAGGATTAGATGGAGGCACTGGCTGTGCAGGCACAGGAGGGGCCAAGACCACCTCAGGACTGACAGCTAGT